TCTGGAGCTCTCCTCGGCCGCCGACATCGCGACGAACGTCCTCACGGGCTTCGGGCTCGAGGTCGCGGAGATCTCGCGGGTGGTCGACGTGCTCGCCCTCGGCGCGAACTCGGCGAACACCGACGTTCGGGGCTTCGGCGAGGCGCTCAAGTTCGTCGCGCCGGTCGCCGCTGGCCTGGGAGTTTCGCTCGAGGAGACCGCGGCCGCGGTCCAGGGGCTCGCGAACGCCGGCATCAAGGCGGGCCTCGCGGGCCGGGGGCTCCGGGCGATCTTCGCGGAGCTCCAGTCGCCCGGGGAGAAGCTCGCCGAGGTCCTGGAACTCTCGGGGCGGAATGCGGACGAGTTCTCGATCACCGCCGCCGGCGGCCTCCTGCCCGCCCTGCAGGAGCTCCGGGACGCCGGGGTCGACGCGTCCAACGTCTTCGACCTCCTCGAGAACTCGGCCGCTACGGCGTTCCTGGCGCTCACCGGGCAGGCGGACGATCTCCCCGGCCTCGTGGCGAACTTGGAGGGCGCCGAGGGGGCCGCGGACCGGATCGCGGCCATCATGGACGACAACCTCAACGGGGCGCTCCTGGCGGTCCGCAGCGCCTACGAGGGGCTCATCCTGAGCCTCGGGCGCACGGGCGGGCTCGACCTCCTCGAGGAGGGTGCCCGCTCCCTGGCCTCCGGCCTCCGGTTCCTCACCGAGAACATCGACACGACGGCGAAGGTCGCCCAGGCCCTCGCGATCGGGACGATCGTCGGGGTCGTCATCCCGGCCCTCGGGTCGCTCGCCGTGGCGCTCCTCACGAACCCGATCACGCTCCTCCCGGCGCTCCTCGCCGGCTCGATCGGGGCGCTCATCGCCTTCCGGGAGGAGATCGCGAACCTCGAGGTCGGGGGCGTCCGGGTCGGGGACGTCCTGCAGGCCGCGTTCGACCTCGTCTCCGAGCGGGTGTCGTTCCTCTTCGACCTCTTCCGGGACGGCGTCCGCTTCGCCGTCCAGGTCTTCGGCCCGGGGGTGCGGCTTGCGCTCAACGAGATCGGGGAGGCCGTCTCCGTCCTCGCGAGCTTCTTCCTCGACAACTACGTCGGCTCGATCGACGACGCCGGCGCCGCGACGAAGGCCTTCGCGAACTCGACGATCGGACTCTTCCTCTCGATCGGGCAGGCGATCTCGCGCTTCTTCACGCTCGCCCGGGACCAGCTCACGGCGATCGCGGACTTCGACCTGTCGAGCCCGATCGAGAGCGCGCGCCGACTCCTGCTCGCGTCGTCCGCCGACCTCTCGAGCGCGTTCGACGGGGTGACGACCGACTTCCGCGAGAACTTCGGACGGGACTACGTCGGCGCGGCGCTCGACATCGGGAAGGACGCCGCGGCGAACCTCTTCGAGGGGTTCCGCGGGCTCGAGGGCGGGGACGCGCTCCGGGCCTTCCTCGACCTCGAGGGCGACTTCAACGAGAAGCTCGCGGCGATCGAGGGCGAGCGCGTCGGCGCGGCCTTCGCCGCCGCCGCGAAGCAGGCCGCCTCCGTCGCTGCCGCCGCACTCGTCGGCGTCTCGCTCGCGGGGCCGGCCGATGCCTTCGCGGGGTCGTCGGACGCCGGGGGGGCGGGCGCTGTCGCCGCCGCGTCCGCCCCGTCCGACGACTCCGCCCTCTCCGGGCAGAACAAGCTCACCGAGCGCCAGATCGAGCTCCTTCGCGCGGTGCAGGACCCGATGAAGGAGATCATGGCGCTGCAGGCGGACCTGAACGCCCTGTGGGCCGCCGGCGCGATCTCGGTCGACGAATACAACCGCGCGCAACTCGAGCTCACGGCGCAGACGGGGGGCGTGAAGGGCGGGCTCGCCGAGATCCGCCTCGGGCTCGAGGACGTCTCGGGCTTCGTGCAGGGCGCGACGGTCGACGCGTTCAACGAGGGCAAGGCGGCGCTCCTCGACTTCTTCAAGTCCGGCGAGTTCAACGCGGACCGTTTCGTCGAGTCGATCCTCGACTCGCTCCTCGAGCTCGCGACGAACCAACTCCTCCTTTCGCTCTTCGGTGAGCAGGGCGGACCCGGAGGCGGAGGGGGTGGGGGTGGGTTCGACATCGGGGGATTCATTTCGGGATTCTTCGCCGAGGGCGGTCGACCGCCCGTCGGCGAGCCGGCCGTCGTCGGCGAGGGCGGGGCCGAGCTCTTCGTCCCCGACCAGCCCGGGACCATCGTCCCGGCAGGCCGCACGGCCGCGCTCCTGAACGCCGGCCCGCAGCCCGCCCCGCAAGTGAACGTGACCGTCCCGCCGGCGCAGGTCGTCGTCGTGGACGACCCGAGCCGCGTCCTCGACGTCATGCGGTCCAGGGACGGCCAGGAGGCCCAGCTCTCGAACGCCCAGGAGAATCGGGAGGCCCTGAGGGGTACTCTGGCGACATGACGTGGCAGGAAGGAACGGCGGCCGGCTACCTCGCGCTCCTCGAGGACCTCAAGCAGGTCATGACGAACTCGCGGGTCGACTCGCTCGCGGTGACGGCCGGGGGATCGGGCTACGCGGTCGGGGACGTCCTCGCGATCGACGGCGGGACCACGGTCGGGGGGCACACGGCAGCCGCCGAGGTGCTCACCGTGTCGACCGGCGCCGTCTCGACGGTGCGGATCTACCGGGGCGGCGCCTACACGGTGAACCCGGGCACGAGCGCGACGACCACCGGCGAGACGAACGTCGACACCGGCGCCTCAGTGACGGGGACCGGGTGCACGATCACGACGACGATCGCGTCGGCGGACTGGAGCGTCCTGCGCGAGTCCCAGGAGGCCGCGAGCGCGACCATCGGCGCGGGCGGGACCGGCTACTCCGTGAGCGACAAGCTCACGCTCGTCGGTGGGCTCATCGGCGAGGGCGGGACGGCGACGATCTTCAACGTCGACACCGTTTCCGGGGGCGTCGTGACGGCCGTCTCGGTCGACACCGCCGGCAACTACGAGGAGGAGCCGACGCCGAACCCGATCGCGACGACGGGAGGCGGCGGGTCGGGGTGCACGCTCAACGTGACGTGGCAGGACGCGACGACCCAGGAGCGCGTCCTCATCCTCAACGGGACGGGCCTGTCGGGCACCGACGACATCTACGTCGGGATCAAGGCGTACGAGCTCACCGTCGGGTTCGATACCGCGTGGAACTTCTGCCTCCTCGGCTTCACGGGCTTCAACTCGGGGCTCACGATCGAGGAGCAGCCCGGCATCTCGCCGGGGCTCCTCACGTCCGTCGGCAACGAAGGCGAGACCGACGACGGGAACGGCGCCTTCGTCCCGCTCAAGGACTCGAGCGGCGATGACATCTCGTGGTATGCGAACGTCAACGGCCGCCGGATCGTCTTCTCGTGCGCGGTCGACGACGGCGTCCAGTTCAATCACTTCCAGGGCTACCTCGGCTTCCTCGATCAGGTCGGCACGAACGACGAGTACGCCTACCCTCTCTGCGTCGCGTCCGGCGTCTCGGGGGACGACGCGCTCTACAACGAGTCGAGCGTGCTCCTCGGCGGGATCGTCGAGCCGATTCCGACTCAGTCGACGGCGATCGACCCGGCCGGCGCCTTCCTCGTCCGTCACCCGGACGGCTCGTGGATCGCGCACGCCGCCGCGCTCTCGAACTCCGCGTCGGTGCGTACGAGCGAGACCGAGTTCGGGGTCTTCCCGCTCGCGTCGCTCACGATCCCGAACACCTCGGAACCCGACGCGATGGTGGCGAACACGGGCTTCGGCATGAAGGACGTCGTCCCGACGTCCGGCGTCCCCGGCACGGCCTCCTTCGTGCTCAAGCCGTCGCCCGGCACCGCGGACGAGTACCTTCGCCGTCCGGTGATCCCGTTCCGCCAGGAAACCCCGATCACGGGGAACGACTACTACCTCACCGGCGAGCTCGGCGGCGTCTTCTGGTTCGCACGCGGCGGGAGTTCGATCGTCGCGCTCGATCGTCTCACCGACGGCGACGACCGCTACCGCATCTTCACGAACGGGAACCGGACTCAGGACTGGTCCTACTTCTGCATCGCGGAGGACTGAGACGATGGCCTACGAAACGTCGACCGCCTCCGGGATGGGGGATCTCCTGTCGAAGCTCTCGACGTTCGCGGTCGCGAACGGCTGGACGGAGGATCATATCGACGACGGCGTAACCGTCTCGACGGAGGGGATCTTCGCGCTCTCGAAGGGCGACGTTTACGTCTCGATGAAGTACGCCGCCGACTCGCCGAATCACATGAGCCTCCATCAGGCGCTCGGCTTCATCAACACGAGCACCGATCCAGGCGATCACACCGACGACTCGGGCAACGGCTACAACGGCGCGAGCCCCTACGCCGACGCGAGCCTCGACGACGAGCGATGCGTCAACGACCTGGGCGACGGTCCCTACCCGAGCTACCACTTCTTCGAGAAGGACTCGAGCCCGGCCTACATTCACGTCGTCGTGCAGCAGGAGACCGACGTCTACCGGCACTTCGGGTTCGGGACGCTCGACAAGTTCAACGACTGGACGGGCGGCGAATACTGCTACGGCCATTACCACGCGACGGGGACGTCGGGGCTCACCGCGACCGGCGTGAGCACGGGGCACTCGGTCCTCCTCGACGGGCTCAACGCGATCTCCAGCGCGACGGCGCGACGGTGCGCGACGATCCACGCCGAGAGCCTCCCGGGGCAGGGCGGAAGCGAGAAATGGCTCCAGGTCTGCGGCTTGACGTCGATGACGAACTCGGCGAACTGGACCGATTCCGCCGGCGAAGACAAGCAGGTTTGCTCCGGCGGGTTCCGCGCCGGGATCGTGGCGCCCCACCTCGGGAACTTCGTCGTCGACCCGACGACCGGGTTCCTCCCGACGTACGCGATCGAGCCGGTCTACGTCGACGCGACGAACTCGTTCGCCTACCCGCTGGGCCAGCTCCCCGACGTGCTCGGGATCTCGATGCACAACCTCACGCCGGGGCAGGAGATCACGCTCGGGGCGGACACCTACGTCGTCTTCCCCGCGGGCCGCCGGGGGACCGCGCTCCTCGACTGGCGGACGTACTACCAGGGGATCGCCTACAAGAAGGTCACGGCGTAGGATGCCGCCGTGGCGAGCTTCGCGAGCACGTCTGGAACCCTCGGCCCGCTCGAGGTCCTGATCTTCGGGCAGCAGTCGGGCGTCTCGTCCGACGCCTACCTCAACCCCGCCGAACCCGAGATCGTTCCGGTCGCGTTCCCGGTGGCGCCGAACTCCGTGGGCGAGCTCCAGACGGCCGCGCCGGCGCGGGTCGTGCAGGCCTTCGGGAGCTACGCGTCGACGACGAAGGACGGAACCGGGATCCCGGCATGGTTCGATCGGGTGCACGTCCTCCCGCGGACGATCGCGTACCCGAACCTCCTGTCGACGCAGCTCGTCGACGTGGACGTCCACTCCGCGTTCCGTACGGCGACCCACTCCTGGACGGGTTACACGAGCAACGCCGGCGCAGGGGTCGACCTCGCGACGCTCCCCGGCTTTCCGTCGGACCTCGACCCGATGCAGACGGTCGACCTCGTGCTCACGATCTCGACGGTCGGCCCGGGGGTCGTCGACGATACGCTCGACTTCGCGTTCGCGTCGGGGACGATCTCGATCCCGATCTCGATCACGCGGATCATCCTCTTCGACGTGCGCCCGGAGAACGACGACGAGCTCGTCGAGGTGCTCGAGTGGGTCACTCAGATCCACGCGGCCATCTCCGGGAAGGAGAAGCGGCCGTCGATGCGCGAGAGCCCGCGGCAGTTCCTCGAGTACGACTTCCGGCTCTACGAGGACGGCGAGCGCCAGACGATCCAGAACGTCCTCTTCGCGTGGCAGGGGAACACCTTCGGGGTTCCGTTCTGGAAGCACGAGACCGAGGTCGCCGCGGCCGTCACCGCCGGCGACACGACGATCACGGTCGGCTCGACCGACTACCGGGACTTCCGGGTCGGCGGGAACGCGATCATCATCGACGAGGCGACCGGAGCCTTCGACGTGCTCGTCGTGGACTCGCTCACGTCGTCGACGATCACCTTCACGAGCGCGACGTCGAACTCGCACGCCGTCGGCGTGACGGTCGCACCGTTGCGCCTGTGCGTCATCGAGGGGCGCGTCTCCGGGGCCCGCTATCCGAACGCGGTGCTCGACCTTGGCACCGTTCGGTTTCGGGTGACGGACAACGAGGCCGACCTCGCGGACACGTCGGGCTTCTCGTCCTTCAATTCGAAGGTGCTCTTCGACGACGACAACGGAATGGAGGGGGCGACGTCACCCGAGGCCTTCGACATCGAAGTCACGGACCTCGACTCGATCGCCGGCCTCGTCTACGTCGCGTCGGACTGGCCGACCCACAAGCCCGTTCGTCCGAAGACGTTCTTCGCGAAGGGGCGCGCGGCGTCCTGGGCGCTTCGTCAAGTGCTCTACGCGCTCCGCGGTCGGCAGGTCTCGTTCTACCTGCCGACGAAGAAGAGCGACCTCACGCTCACCGACGACATCTCCTCCGGCGTGGCGACGATGAACGTCCGGAACGACGGCTACACGCGGTTCGTGGGCGCCGCCCAGCCGCGGAACGTGATCCGGATCTCGTTCAACGACGGGACGCCGGCGGTCCTGCGGACCGTGCTCTCCTCGGTCGAGATCGACGCGACGGAGGAGACGCTCACCGTCGATTCGAACTGGACCGCGTCCTACTCGCAGTCGATCGTCGATCGGATCGAGTTCGTCGAGAAGATGCGCTTCGACCAGGACCGGATCGAGCTTCGAACCCAGCGCGGCGGGGTCGATGAATACTGCACCGTCGGGTGCCGAGGTGTCTTCGAGTGACCTACGCGGCTTACGAGGAGACCGTCGAGGCCAGCAGGCCGGTCGAGGTCTACCGCTTCACCTCCGGCGCCACGTCCTACTTCTACACCTCGTCCGAGGACTCGGTCGTCGCGAACTCGCTCACCTACGTCCCGCGCGCGATCTCGCGGGGACCCGTTCGCTTCGGGCCCGCCGAGCGGAACAACAAGTTCGAGATCCAGCTCCCCGGCGACGATGCGTTCGCCGACGTCTGGAAGTCGAGCGTCCCAGGGAATCGGGTCTCGGTCGAGGTGGATCGGTTCCAGCGGTCGGACTCGGCGATCGAGACGATTCGGATCTTCGAGGGGTTCGTCGATACCGTCTCCTTCGTCGACGATCTCCGCGTCGCGAAAGTGTCGTGCCGGCAGAGCATCGGCGGGGGGGACCGCGTCTACCCGCGGGAGAAGCAGTGCGCCTCGTGCAACCGCGTCCTCTACGACGATCAGTGCACGGTTTCGAGTTCCGACCCGGCCTACCGCGCGTCGGCCCTCGCGCCGAGCGGGCAGTCGGGGAGGACGCTCACGGTGCCCGGTCTCTCGGGCACCTATACCGACGGGTGGTTCGACGGCGGGATGGTCGAGGTGCTCGGCGGCACCGACTACCGACTCGTCCTGTCGCACTCGGGGAACGACCTAGAGCTCCTTCTGCCGTTCGGCACGACGCCGGCGTCCGTGAACGTCTTCGCCGGGTGCGAGCACACGATCGCGGTCTGCTCCTCGAAGTTCGACAACGCGATCAACTTCGGCGGCTTCGCCTTCGTGCCGAAGATCAACCCGAACCAGCAGGGGATCGTCTAGTGGGGTTCTGGTATTCGGTCTTTCTCTTCGCGTTCTCGACGATCCTGAACGAGCTCTTCCGTCCGAAGCCGAAGCGCGAGCAACTCAAGCCGGCCGGCGTCGGAGACTTCTCGTTCCCCACCGCGACCGAAGATCGCGTCGTCCCGTGGCTCTTCGGGACCGTCGAGATCAAAGGGCCGAACTTCGCGTGGTGGGGCGACCTTCGCGCGAACCCGATCGTCGACTCCGTGCAGGTCTCGCTCCTCTCCGACGAGGACATCATCCGCGGCTATCGCTACGCGATGGGCTTCCAGCTCCTCCTGTGCGGCGGAGGGGAGTACCCGGTCGACGAGCTCACCCGGGTCCGCATCGGCGAGAAGGAGGCATTCTCCGGTTCGGTGGCCGCCGGCGGCACGTTCACGATCGACAAGCCGCAGCTCTTCGGCGACCCCGACGAGGGCGGGACGGGCGGCGTCCAGGGGACGTTCCAGTTCTTCGCGGGCTCGAACACTCAATCCCCATCGAGCTACCTCGGCTCGGCGATCGTCACCGGCGCAACGATCGCCGCGGCCGGAACGGGATACACGGTCGGGGACACGCTCTTCTGCGTCGGCGGTACGTTCGGATTCGCGGCTCGGTTTCGCGTCGATACGGTCGGGGTCTCCGATGCCGTCGCGACGGTCTCGCTCCTGTCTGGCGGGATCTACTCCACGAAGCCGTCGAACCCTGTCTCGACGACGGTCGCGACTCTGGACCTCTCGCCGGGCTCGGGGTGCACGCTCAACCTCACCTTCGGCGCGGGCTTCCAGAGTCAAGACGGCGTGACGCCGGCCTACCGCGGGTTCTGCTACGTCACGAACTACGAGAACCGGGCCTACGTCGGAAACACGACGACGCCGGAGCCGTGGGCGATCACGCTCCGGCGCACGCCGAACCCGGTCGGGCTCACGAGCGGGAACGAGATCGTCAACTCGAAGGACGCGAACCCGGTCAACGTCCTCTACATCGCGCTCACCGCGAAGGACGGGTTCCGCTTCGACCCGTCGACGATCGACCTGACCTCGTTCGGCACCGCCGGCGATACGCTGGCGGTGGAGGGGAACGGGTTCTCGATGTTGATCGACAACCCCGAGGCGATCGAGGCGCTCGTCCAGCGCGTGGAGCAGCAGATCGACGGCGTCCTCATCCGCGACGAGTCCGACAAGAAGTGGAAGATCGCGCTCGCCCGCGACGACTACACGCCCGGAGCGCAACCCGAGCTCACCGTCGACAACGTGCTCGAGGTCAAGTCGTGGACGCGCGGATCGTGGGAGGCGACCGCGAATCAGGTCCGCGTCTCCTACAACGACGCCGGCGACGACTACAAGCGGACCTCGGCGCTCGCGCAGGACATGGCGAACGTCCAGATCCAGGACGGCGCGATCTCAAACGCCGAGGAGGCGCACCCGGGAGTGAAGGACGGGGACCTCGCGAGTGCGATCGCGTGGCGAAGCCTGCGGACGCTCGCCTACCCGCTCGCGAAGGGGACCTTCGTCGTGGACCGGACGCTCTGGGACGTCCAGATCAACGACGTCGTCGAGCTCACCTACGCGCGCCTCAACGTGACGCGTCTCCCGATGCGGGTGAACCGCGTCGACCGAAGCGACTTCGCGAGCGGCCGAATCACGATCGACATGATCCAGGACGTGTTCTACTCCGCCGCCGGGTCCTTCGCCGCGACGCCGAGTTCGGGATGGACCGCGCCGGGCGAGGACCTCGCGCCCTTCCCGGCCGGCGAGCAGCTCGTCCTCGAGGCGCCGCGCGCGATCGTCGCCAGGGACCCGAACTCGGCGTCGCCCGACCTCGACAAGCTCCTCGTGGCGGCCCGACTGCAGAGCGTCGAGAGCTCGTACGACATCCGCGAGCGGAACGCGGTGGGATCGCCGTCGGGCGACTACTCGAGCGCCGGCAACGTGCCCGCCTTCGCCCTGATCGGGGAGCTCAACGCGGCGCTGTCCGGCGGGACGGCCGTCCCGACGAGCGCGATCGTCGTGACGCCGACTCCGGACTCGCAGGAGGACATCGAGGCCGCCTTCGCGGACCTGTCGGACCCGGTGGAGATCGGGACGGAGCTCCGGAACCTCATCTACGTCGGATCGGTTTCGGGCGGCGGCGAGTTCATGCTCGTCTCGTCCGCATCGGACAACGCGAGCAACGTCCAACTGAACGACGTCTACCGGGGCGTCCTCGACTCCGTGACGCAGGACCACGCGTCGGGGACGAGCGTCTTCCTGCTCTTCGGCCGTGCCGGAATCTCGACCGCGATCCCCGCCGGGAACAACGTCGACGCGAAGCTCATCCCGAAGAGCGTCCTCGGGGAGGTGGACGAGGCCAACGCGACGACGGTCTCGCTCACGCTCGCGAACCGCGTCCGGCGCCCGTACCCGCCGGCCGAGATGAGCCTCAACTCCTCGCGCTTCGCGTCGACCACCTCGCTCGAGGGGAGCGGGAGCGGCGAGGACGTGGGGATCGCGCTCGCGTTCATCCGGCGCGACTTCCGGACGACGGACGAGGTCGCCTCCCTCCAGACGGACGCCGCGACGATCGACTCGACCTACCCGTCCGCGAACTCGACGACCCACGCCGCCGACGTCCGCGACGACCCCGACGGATCGAATACGCTCCTGTACGAGGAGGACCTCGCCTCGGCGAGCTCGGGGACCCTCCGGCGGCTCGACATCCTGCAGAACAACGCGGGCGTCCTGCCGACGCGGCTCCGCGTCTCGCTCGGATCCGAGCACACCTACAGCGGCACGTCCTACGAGTCGACCGTGGACCTCGTTCACGACTTCGACGTCACAAGCGCGCTCACCGGGGCCTTCGCCTTCGGGGCCCTCGACACGGACGACGTTTCGAACTCGTTCACGGTCGCCGACGACTCGACCGACCACGACTTCGATATCTCCTCGTCCTTCACCGCCGGCGACGTGCAGTACCGGATCAACGCGGGATCGTGGACGACCCTCATCTCCGCCGGCGGGACGAGCGGCACGATCGGGTCGGGCCTGATCACGAACGGCGACACGATCGACGTACGGCATAGGTCGTCCGACTCCGGCGCTCAAAAGCTCCTGGAGATGGACCTCTCCGCGACGCTCACCGCGTTCGCGGTCCTCCACGTTTGAATCCGATTCGCTCCGGGGTAGGATTCTCGACATGGCTAAGACATGCGGCGGCGGCAGGGCGGCGAAGATGTATCAACTCACGGACGCGGAGAAGTTCC